TGAATCAGACGTAGTTGTTTTTCCTTCTGAAACAGGGTCAATGGATGCATAGTAAGCACTAAATTCAGGATTTTTTACAGGTCTTTCCCATACTACAATACTACCTGTTTTATCCACTTGTTTTTTATCTACAGGAAATCTACTTATTGGTAATTTATTAGTTCTCTTAGCAAAAATTCCTTTTTCATCTCTATCTAATTCAATTAATTCAAAAGGATATTCTTTTTCTTCTATCTTTTTTTGTTGCTTACTTAAAATTCCTTGTGGAAATACTGATGCTTTTCTATATGCAAATGCTTCAGCAATATTAAGTGGCTTTTGAGATACTCTTAATTGAAACTGCTCACTGTTTAATTCACTTTTCCACTTCTCCCTCTCTACAGAAATAGCTTCTACTGCTTCTTCAACTAAGGAGTTTCCATATTTATCAATATATGGAGGCATAGACCACTGTTCTGGAATAAATAATCCTGCAATACCAATTGTGCCATCAGCATCTATTAAATTAGTTTTAACCGCATATATATCATTTGCAATAGGATTTGTAATCATATCTTTTAATGGATTACATTGTTCTAAATCACCCACTGATCCAGCAGCTATAAACATACCTGTTGTTATCATACCTGATGACATAGCAGGACGTAAATACTCATATGTTTCAGACATCTTTGGAGCAATACCAGCTTCTTCATGAAAAAAATAAGTACACGGTCCACCTACTCCAGTAGTTGAATTTTTTTCAAATGAACCACCTTGTATTTTTGATTTTAAACCCCTTGCTGTTTTTCTATTACCTACTTTAACTTCAATTTGTTGTTGCCACAATAAAACTTTTTCTGGATTACTCGGTCTATACCAAGCAGTATGTTCATTTAAAAATGTTTTATATTCATCTAAAAATTTCCATGAACCTTTGTCATTTATAAAATCTTTAAGTGATGCACCAATCTTACATATACTACCTTCCTCAAACCAATAGGTATTAATAATTTTACCCATATGAAAATATGATGATGCTATCTGTCTTTTTTTAAGTATTGCGGAATGTTTATTATTTAACTCTGCTAATAATTCATACAATGCCATATGATACTGTGCATCTCTTACTTTAGCAAAACCATACTTTTTTTCTTCCTTGTCAAATATAGGTAAGAAGTTTAACCACATATAATAATCTCTAGTTAAATACCAAGATTTATTTTTGTCTTTATAAATAACCCCTTCTCTACATTTGTTTTTTTGATCCTCCCAATATGTTGTAAAATCTTTTGATCTAAAAGGTTTATTACAATAAAAACCTTGATTATTAAAGATTCTAGCTTCTTTATTAAACTCTTCTGCTAAAGCATTAAATGCATATTGTCCAGGTTCACTAAATATATTAAGTATATATTCAATAAATTTTTCTTTGGTTTCAAAATCTGTAGTTTCCCAATTATCATTGTAATAAGTTGGAATAGATTTATACATTTATCAATATTGCAAAAATATCCCCCTCTTGTATTAATAAATGTTCTTGATCATTATGTTTCATAGAAACAGGTAAACAATGCTCTGTATATTGAACTACATCCCCAACTTTTATTTCTGTTACAGTTAATCCTACACCAATTACTGTTCCTACATTTTCTTTTTTTTGAGATCCGTCAGGAATAATAATATTAGTGTTTGCAAAATATTTTTCAGCTTCCTTTTGTTTTATAAGAATTTTTTTTCCTACTGGTATAATTTGTTGTGTCATTATTATTTATTTTTTGGTTTATTTTATTATATCTGATCATATGCTAGTCCTGCACCACCTCTAACTGTACTTTCTTGTTCTAATTTCATATCAGTAAAAGCTCCTTTATATGAATGTCTAATCTGTTCAAACTTAGCTGCTGCATTAACCATAGAATTTATATTACCATCTCTTCCATGTTCTATTGCGGTAACTTCCATATACTTAGCTAATCTATCAAGCATAGATTTAATACCAACATAAGCTCTATATGTAGGAGTTTCATAAAGTTTTTTACACATATCTAATGCATATCTTATTTTAGAATCTTCAGGAGATTCTTCTAATTTAATTTCTTCAATTATAATATCTTCTTTTTCATGTTCAGGTAAATTAAAAAAAGGATTCATATCAGGATTTGGACAAGACATATAAAAAATGTATTGATAAATCTTTAAATAATTATCAGGATATTCTTCCATAATAACATTCAAAAAAGGTAATGCATAACAATGTTCTGTAGGAATTACCTTGGAATTTTGTATATCAAATAATTTTATTAGCATAGTTATTGTTTATTAATTTTATTCAGTAATGATAACAGGTACCGGTATTGGTATAGCATATGGTTCAGATTGATTCATAAATTCATATATTTCTTCATAGGTATTTGTTACTAATATTGGTTGTCCATCTGACATTACTTGGATTAATCCAGGAATAAAAGATCCATTTACTTGTGAAAAGTATTTAGATATAGATGATATAGATTGTTTTGTAATGCATACTGGTGTCTGTGTGTCACTATTAAAATATTCATTTCCTGTAGGTGTTCCCTGTATTTTTACTCTCAATATAGTTATTCGTGTTAATGTTATAGTTTGTGCCATGATTATTTATTTTCTTTTATCCACATCATCAGTGAAGTAACTTCATCTAGAAGGTATGGTAGTTCATATAATTTTATTGTATCTAAAACTGGTTCTCCATTTAAACTTTCATTAATTGGATAGCCATTTTTATCTTCTCCAACTTGTTTAAACTTTACATGTTGTATTACCAACTTACCAATTTTTAATTTAGGATTGTGCTTTTTAATAATATACGCATAAATACTGAGTTGTAAACTATAATGATTGAGATTACAGTCATCTAAATGGTTTACAGGTTTAAACATTTTGTTTGTTATTCCTTCCCAACTGGTAAATCCTTTTTCTTTAATTTCTTTATTTGTTTTATAATCATAAATGTTAATATACCCATTTACTACTTCAACTAAGTCTGCTTGACCACAAATACCAACAGATTTTAAATATACTATATGTTCCGGATAAATTCCTTCTTCTAATTTTTGTTCAGAAGCTAATTTACTACCATTACTACTCATTAAAGGTTTTATAATAGGTATTTGTATTCCATCACGTTCTATAGTATTAAAATCAAGCATATCTTTTTCTCTTTGATTATGGTAAAAATTACCTAGATCAACAGCTCTCTTATTTTCATTATCCCAAGCCTCTAATATTTCATTAGTTGTCATACCATACCACTTAGATTTTTTATTCCTAGAAGACTTTTCAGCTTGATTTTTTGAATCAAACTTAGGTTTAAACTTTGCTATAAAGGATGTTACACTTAACCAATTTATATTGTCATTGTCTACACTTTCATATGTATGTCCTTCTTCTTTAAATATTATTGCCATAATTTAATGTTATTGAAGTATACCAAAATTGTCCTTCTTGACTAGTTAGCATACTTGTTATTTGACTATTAACTATATAATTAATTTTTATCATTTGTTTCAATTTGTTTTTTAATAAGTTCTTCTTCTTGTTCAGATGTTAATGCACTCCAAAAATCTTTTGGACATTTTGAATATAAGGATCTTATTTTAAATCCTAAGCTACAACCACAATCAGAACAACAAGGTTGTGTGCCAGGAGCTAAACAACTAGAACCTTTTAAATCATGTGAGGTACATTTCTTACATATTTCGTATCTATCTATTGCTACTGCTTCAATATGTTCTTTTTTAAATATTTTGTTTTTTATACCTTCTGCAATTTTATCAGCATTTTTAAAAATATCAATATATTTTTCCCAATTTTTTTTCATTTATTTTTTTTTAGTTTAAAAAGTTTTTTATTTAAAATATCTTCTTCTTGTTGCTTTAATATATTTTCCATTTCTAATATATTAGAATTAATATTTTCACTTTTAGCATAACCATTATATGTTCGTTTGACAACATTACCTAACATACTTTTTTGTCTTTTAATTGATGATTCTAGTTTATTTTTTCTAACAACAAATGTACCTAATCCATCAACATAAATCCTTGGAAATTCCAATTCTGATAATTTTTTTCTAAGTCTAGCATAATAAAATGATACAAAATCATTTACTAATTGTGGATGTACGCCAACTTCTTCTGCTATACCTTTTCTAAATTCACTATGCTTCTTGGGATTCATTACCTAGAATTTTATAATTAAGTAATACTAATCCCCTTGTTTGAACATTAATATTTTTATTTATTGTGATTGTTTTTTTATTTGTTCCAGTCTTAATTAATAAATTTTTCTTTTCCGCTTTTGAAATTGCATTTCTAGCAGATTGTGGACTTTTAAATATATTTTTATTAGTTATTAAATCACAAAATTTAGATATTTCTATTTTAGAAATTAGAGAAAGTTCAGATAAAAAATCTAAATCAGTATTACTTATTAATATGTTATTAAAAAAACAATATGTAAGTATTTGATACTTTATTGTCTTATTAACGTCAACCCTTAATTTTAAATCTACATTAGTTACTATTGCCATTTTATAAACTCATTATCATGTCAACAAAATCAGGATGAGGATAACAATCTGATTTATCTCTTCTGACATTGCCATGTGTTAATAATCCTTTTACCTTTCCATAATATGCATCTTCTTGAAAATCAAAAGCTTTTATTGGTCCATACTGTTTAATCCATTGTTTTAAACCAAATCTAATATCAATAGCATCTCTTTCTCCAACATATTTAATCCATTGTTCAGTTGCTTTGATTTGTTTTTCAGTATAACTATGCCATTTTATACGACCTTTAAAGGGTTTATCTAAAATTGTTGTTTCTGAATCAATACATTTTGAATTTACATAGGTTTTATTATCATTGTCTAGATAACCCATATTACATATCTCTAGACCAACTGATTGTTTGTTCATTCTACCAGATCCTGTAGTTCCAAGGTGCCATCCTTGGCACTTTTCTGGAAATGCTTGAACCATTACTCCATCAGATTTTGAATTACCATCTCTATGGTTTTTACCACCCAGTACAAACTCAGTTGCAATACGTCCTCTAGTATCTCTACCCCAATGATCTATTGTAGTATATGGGTTACTATTTCCTGCAGTATGATGCAAAAATATATATTCATTTTTAATTGGTCCTTGTATGTATTCACCTTTAGGTAAAAAATATCTATGTATTAATTGACCATAACGAGTTTTAAAATATTGTCCATTAACATCAGTATCTTCATCAATTTCTTCTAATATTATATTTTTTTTATTTAATATCAAAATCCATGCATCTGAATCTACTATACCTGTTACAGGTAAATTATTAGTTAACTGAAATCTAATAACAGCTTTTTCAGTAATTGGTCCAAATGCACCATCTACTTTAATCTTTAATGCTGTTTGAAGTGTTTTAACATCAGCTCCAGTATCTCCTTTCTTTAACATTTTCATAATAATTAATCTATTTGAGATGCTGCATTTTCCATTGCTTCTTTAAAAGCTCTTGCTTCTTCTGAATCAACAGGTACTTGTCCATCTTCTTTTTGAGAAGCATATGCTTGTGCCATATATATTTGAGCCTGTAATCTTTCAGCTCTTGATTTCTCAATAGTAGCTAAAAGCACTTCATACTCAGCTTGTACTTCTAAATGTGGGATGTTTTCTTTGTAGAATGTAGTAATTTCTTCTCTACGTGCAAATAATTCTTCTTTTGATAAAGATGAATCTTCATCATTTGCTAAGGTTTGGTTTTTTAATTTTTTCATTATTTTTAATTTTAGTTAAACTTTATAAACGCAAAGATATATAAAATTAGTTTAACTAAAAAAAGTTTAATGATTTTTATTTATATTTTTTTGATTTAAACTTTTTTAGAAGTTTTCTTCATTTGGTCTTATTTTAAATAAACCTAATGTAATCCCTTCTAATAATGAGTTCTTAGACCATAAAAAAACCCATCCTAATAGTGATACAGGAATAATTGAAGACCATGCTGCAAAATCTTTTTCAAAAAAGAGATTCATTACAATCATTGTTATTCCTGAAAATAAAAACAATACTCCAATAAATGTAGTCATTCCCTCCCTTAATCTATTTTTTAATGTCATGTTATTAATGTTTTATATTTTATTTAATCAAAACAGGAATTAAAATTCCTGTGCCTATACCGACCCCAAACCAAAAACTTTTTTTATCATAAAATCTTAAATCATCTTTTATAATAATGTTTTGCATACTCTCAGTTCTAACATAAGGGTTAGAGTATTCTACAAATACTATTGGTTTAGCCTTTTTAAATAGTCCTTGAGACTTATTACCTATTGTCAATGATACCTCATTATTAAAATTTAAAACATCAATAAATAGCCCTTTTTTTTGTATTTCACCATTTATACTATACCACTTATCACTAAGTGAGAATTTTTTAGGTAAAATAATGTAATCTGTAGTGTGTATAGAGTCCCCAGATAAACTATCTATTAAAAAAGGTACAAATACACTGTCTATTTGTGTTATTGTCTTTAAAACAACTTGAGATTTAATACTCTTTAATTTTTTTATTTCTAAAAGATTATTTAAAATTGCATCATTTTGGCTCAAAATAATTTGTTCCTGCTCAACTACCCTACTCCCATTTTCATTTATTGTTTCTAAATACTTCTGCTCTTTTAAATCAAACTTTAACATTTGTTTTTTAAAATCTGAAAGCTCTACCCTTGAATTATAAAAACTATGAGCCAATATTAGTATTGTAACAAATAGTAACAGTAGTATCATAGATTCTATAATTATTTTTTTCATTATGGTCTTATTAAATCTTATTATTTGCTTTTTTTAATTCAACAATATATTTTTTTATTTCTGACAAAGGTGTTTTATCATTTTCAATTGTTTTAAAAACAAAAGATCGATAGTACCCAATTTGGTCTATTTGTCCATTATCTTTCACTTCTAAATACTTATTTCTATTATCACTATAGCTGGAGGTAAAAAGATCTAAATCATCCAATACTTTTATAATGTTATTTTTTACAAACAATTTATCCGTATTTCCTACAGATGATGCATCTTTAATTGTTTTTAAAAAAGATTTTTTTGTTATAGGTTTAACAAAAGTTTTTATTTGTTGTTTTTTAGTTGCCATAATTAAATTTTAACAATTCCACTTTCTTAAAGCAAGTGCTTTTCTTGTTGGTTTTCCTTTCTCATCCTTCATAGGGCCTTTAACTCCACCCATTCTTGCACAAAAACTTTTACGTCTTTTTGCATCTTTACTTCCAGCTTTAAGCTTAGAAGGTTTAGTAGTAACAGCAGTCTGTAATTTGCTACCTGGATTCTCTTTACGGTATGAAGCTACACCTTTAGCATTAAGACCTCCTTTAGGATCTTTACCAGCACTCCTTGTCCAAGCTGCTGTCTTTGCCATCAGTCTTCACTTTTTAATAATTCCATAGCTTTCAAAAACCCAGCTTCATAAGCTTCTTTTACTTCTTCATATCTTTCATATTTAGAAATATCATCACCTTTTTCCATTTTATGTTTTGAGGTAGCATATTCATCTGCTAGTCCCCAATAATTAATTGCTGTCTTTGCCATAATTAAATCTTTTTACCAGAAGCAATGCTGTTAAATTCTTTTGCTTTCTCTGCAGCCATTTTTTTTACATCATTCATTAACTTTGCATTCTTTTGAATTTCAGATGCTCTCTGTAATGTAGACATAGCAGATTCAATTTCATATTTTCTCATGTCAGCTTTATTACCACCGAAAAAAGAAATACCAACTGAAGAAGAACTCTTCTTAGCTGGTGTTCTTTTGTTTGTTGTTTTTTTAATTGCCATTATTTTTTCTTTTTAGTAGTTGCTTTAATTTTTTTCTCTTGTTTAAGCATTTGCTTAGTAGGTTTTTTACCAGAACCCTTAGCAGAACGGATGTTATCCCAGAGACCTCTTTGGGACACACTACCGTCTTTTCTTTTAATCATTTTTTTATTTTACTTTCTAGAATTAAAGTTCTAATCCTTTGTGCTGTATTCTTAACATTCTGCATTGATTTTCTAATACGAGTTCCCGCTACATTGTTTCCAGAAGAAAACTTAACGCTATCTTCATGAGCAGCATTTAATTCTTTTTGTATTGTGCCTAATTCTTCTAACATTTTTTTTAATAATTCATTCATTTTATTTATTTTTTATTTAATATTTCATTTAATTTAGCACATTTTTCATACTCTTCAGTTTCTATAAACCAATCAATCATATTTTCTAGTTCTTCTTTAGATGGTCCGGCATCTGGATCAAAACCCATTAGC